TCATTCTTTGTGTAAAGACTTATCCCTTGCGTCATGATTCTGCGCGCCCCCCAACTTTGGTGCGGAAAACCACTCATAGATCTTGCGGGTCGGACCACTATCCTTAAGTGTCGCCCCCTTGATTTGCACCTTGAACACCGAAGGAATTGCTTCCGAAGCTAGCGTCCGTGCTCCATGTTGGCTTAGCGACTGTTTCTTTGCTCCAGGGTTGGACATGTCTGCAGTCTCCTCATCTGCCCTGACGATCCTATACGTCTCCTCCCGTTTTCATAGTGTTGACTTCGCCAATTTTCCCCGGCCGTGGGTTCGGGTGGTGGCTGCTCCATTGCGAGAGGGGCTCGCAATGGGGGAGGTGTCGTTACCCAAGAGGGGCGCGGTGCTACCGGCTGGCAACCCACCAGCGGATGACTTCAGCGAGGTGCCCGAGCGCCCACATGCCGATGGCACTCGCGACGCCCAGTGCCCAGAGGCCGATCTGGGTGGCGAGCTTGCGCGTCGCCTCCTCGCCGGCCTCGCGGACGTCGGCATCATGGAAGCGCTTGTCGCCGGCCTCGAGGCGCTCGTTGATCTGCTTGGCCCAGGCGTCGAGATAGTCGAGCCGGACTTTGATCGCGGCGATGTCGGCCTCGAGGCTCATGGCCTGCCCTCTCGCAGTCTCTCATACCAACCGCGGCTCTCGACCAGACGCGCATTGCCGAGCAGCAGGCCGGCGCGGGTGTCGGCCAGCGCCGCCTGACACACCTGGCCGGCGGCGGGCTCCGGCACGCTTACCGGCGCCATGAACGCCGGCGCCGGCGGCAGTGCCTCAGGGGCGGCGCGCGGCGTCTCCGGGGCCAAGCTCGCGCAGGCGGCGAGCGTCATCGTCAGAGAGACGGCACACAGCGGGAGCGGGCGCCACGGGGTTTGCCAGTTGCTTCTCATAGTCCGTGACCTTCGCGCGCAGATCGCCGTTGAGGGCTTCGAGCTTGGTGGTGCGCGTCGCCGTGTCGACGGCGGCGGCGTTGAGGCTTTCGATGTTTTGCTCGGCGCTGGCGAGCGCGCCGGCGAAGGCGCGGGCGCGGCAGGCCTCCGCTGCGTCGCGGTGGCCCCAGGCGTAGCCGCCGAGCGGCAACAGGATGGCGAGGACGATCGCCGCGACCGTGCGCAGATCGAACTGCCGCAGGCCGCCGCCGAGGACGGAGAGGATTGCCGCGCCCATGGCTCAGGCCCCGCCGCTTGCGAGCGTGGCGTGCCGGCGCGCCGCCCAGGAGGCGATCAGGCCGGCGATGACGCCGACCACGGTCAGCACGGCGCAGATCTTCATCACGGTCGGACTGATGGCCGCGACCGGCTGTAGCTGCTGCGCCGCCTGTGTCGCCGTCTGGCCGAGGTCCGACACCGTCGCCGCCGCGCCGGCGAGCGCCGTGCCGATGCCCGACACGGCGGTGATGGTGTTGCCGACGGTGGCGCTCACCGGCGGCGGCTTCAGGTCGGCCGGCTTGGCCCTCGGCGTCGGCACCACGCCGGCGAGCGGATGCGGATCGGGACCGACGGAGCCGGTCGCCCAGGCCTGCGCGACTGCCTTGATGTCATTGACCCGCGCCGTCCAACCCTTGATGTACTTCTTGGCGTGCCGGAGCCCGCGCATCATCTCGACGCGCCTGGCGCAGACGTCGGCGATGAACAGGTCGTTGTCGGCGACCTTGGTCAGCGCCAGGAACGTGCGCGGCCCGAAGTCGCCGTCGACCTCGCCGGAATAGAGCGGCCCCAGGGCGCGCTGCACCCATTTCGCGGTCTGGCCGACCCCGTTGAGCACGGCGGCGTCGAACAGGCACATGGCGACGCCGTCGTCGAGCTCGTCGCCACGAATCCGGGTCCAGTAGTTGAGGCGGTAGATGTCGCGGATCTCGTCCTCGCTGGCCCGCCAGACGTCGGCGCGCGCGAGGCCCTTGGCATCGCGGTAGCGATCATACTCGGCCTGCGTGATGCCGCGCGACGTCCGGCCACCCGGATCGTCCGGGTCGTCGTCGTTGCCGCCCTCCCATTGCCGGGTACGTGCATGACAGCGGTCAAAGTTCGCCATGTCTCACCTCAGAGCGTCGCGGCGAGCGCGAACAGGTTGTCGATGTCGGCCTCGGTCTTGCCGAGGGCGGTGGCGGCGGCCGACCACATCGGGTGGTCGCGGCGTAACTCGATGGCGAAGTCCCACTCGATCCGTGTCGCCTCGTCGGTTGCCTCGATCCAGGTGGCGGCGGCTGGAAGCAGGCCGAGTTGCAGTAGTGCCAGACGGATCTGGCGCGGCGTGACGAGGGCGGGGACGACGGCGGGTGCCGGCAGCCAAACAGCGCGGTCGAAGTCCCAGACCTGGCGGGCGTCGGCGGGCGCACTGTCGACGACGAGGGCGCCGTCGGGAGCCGGCACGTCGCCGTCAAAACTGCCGAGATAGACGCCGGATGGCGCGACGAAGGCCTTCGTCATGCGAACGCCCTCAGGATGATGACGACATTGGATGCGGTCATGCTGGGGACCGGCCCGAAGGCCGGCTGGTTGCCGAAGGAGACACGGATGTTGGTGGCGTCGTAGCCGAGGATGGCGCCATAGGAGCCGTTGCCGCTGGCCGACCAGTCGAGCGAGGCGATGCTGATGCGGTCGCCGACGGCGTAGATGCCGAAGGCGGTGGTGACCTGTGCCTCGGCGGTGACGAGCTTGGGCAGGACGCCAAGGCCGTGGGCGACGGTGAGGCTGCCGCTGGCGGTGAAGGTCTGCGGGGCGCTCTCGAACGTCTTGGCGAAGACGGACCTCGCGGCGATAGCCGCTTGGACCTGTGCGGTGGTGGCGAGCTTGGTCGAGGAGTCTGCCGCGGCCGCAGTTGTCCCCGTCGCGCCGGCCACGACCGAAGCGGCGACCACGCCGGTGATCTTCGCGCCGCCACCAGCGGGATAGGCCCCGCCGGCCGCCCAGCGGATCAGCGCACCGGCGGTACCGTCGAGGAGGCTGTCGGCGAGCTTAGCGAGGGTCACAGCCCCGTCGGCGAGTTTGGGCGAGGTGATGGCGGCGTCGAGCAGGCTTTGCGTCCCGACGACACCGCCCGACATCGGCGTCATGGCAACCGGGTTGCCGGCGGGGTCGAAGCCGAGCACCTTGCCCGCGCGCTCGGTGGAAACGGGCAGGGTCACGGCGGCCTCGCCGGGCGGAACCTGAATGGCGCGGGTGAACTGCGCCCACATCTCGCGCAGGGTCGCGACGACATAGGAGAAGACGAAGTTGAAGTCGCGGGTACCGAAGGCGGCGGTCGCCTGGACGGTGCGGCGCGGCCGGATGCTGCCGTAGATCTCGACGGCGACGCCGGAGACGCTGGAACCTAGCCGGACGACGGCATCCTCGACCGGCAGCACGGCGCTGGCGAGCGCGCCGGCCGAGCGCGAGACCACGGTGAAGGCGGAGACCTTCACGCCGTCGACGAGCACCAGAAGCTCGGACGCATCTGTGCCGAAGTACGGGAACGGCACATCGAAGTCCGTCGTCAGCGCGACGGGCTCATAGCGGACGTAGCGGTCCTGATCGAGGATCGGCGGGATCGGGGTGGCGGCCATGGCGGGAGTCTGGCCGTAGAGGAGAGCGGCCGCACTGCACCGACGGGAAACAGTCCGTGCCTTGTTGGGTGGAAGGGGGGCAAGTCGCTCCCCTTCGAAAGTTCCGTCTTGTGTCGCTGTCGAAGGTTCTAAATAATAATAGGTGAGTTAGAAATGGTAAGTATGTGCTGTAGAGCGGCAGAGAGACAAACCTTACTTCTTGCTTCTGTTCTTCCAGTTCCTCCATATGTTGTCGACATCGACCTTAATTGATGCTCGCCATAGGGCTCTTATTGTATTCTGATCTGGAAGTCTTGGTCTATGCATCGATATTCTCCAATAGTTGCTAGGCTGGTCCATCATTGGCCTGGCTGGAGTGCTTTACTGCACCCACTCCACTATCGGCCGAGCCTGCCGAGGCCGTCAAGAAGGAGAGGTTAGCCAGAAGTCATCCCTACCGGGTGATCAAAAGCGCAGCTCTCGCGGGTATCCCGAGCGCATCGTTGACGCCCGCCTCGGCCTCGCCGATGGCCTGACGCAGATAGAACAGGTTTTGCAGCGGCACCATGCGGCGCAGGCGCGTCGTGTCTGAGCGGCTCCACTCGCCCCGGAACGCCGCGCCGCTGGCGCCGACGAGGCCTTCGACCTTGCCCCAGGTCGGCCCGAGGAGGGCGGCGGCCGTGGTGCGCTGCTCGAACCGGCTCATGGGTCGGTCGGCACCGATCAGGCGATAGATGTCGAGCCGGCCGGAGGAGAGCTTCGAGAGGCCCGAGTTGTTGATCTCGTCGAACCAGCCGAGCACGCCGCCGCGCGAGATCCCTTCCTTGATCCAATCCTGCGGCCGGTCCGACGTCTCGCGGCCCGCGACCAGACTATAGAGCTTGTAGGAGAGCATCCCGGCGCCGATCGACGAGAACAGCCCAGCGAGGGTCTTGGCATCGCGGCGCTGCAGGGCCGGGATCATCAGGCGCTCGTGCGTGGCGCCGATGAAGCTCTTGAACTGGCCGAGCAGGGCGAACACCGGATTGGAGAAGGCGAGGGGCTTTTCGAGGCCCGGCGTCACGACGGCAATATCGGCCTCGCGCATCATCGCGGCGGTGAAGGCCGTAGCGGCGTCGCGGTCCTTCCACTTGGCGACGTCGACGAAGGGCGTGCCGTCGATGACCTCGCCGCCGCCGTCCTTGAATGCCTGCCAGATCCGGCCGGCCATGGCCTCGTTGATGTTGGAGCGGGCGAGCATGGCGGCATCGGCGGCCGTGCCGTTGCCGGCGACGGTGCGCTCGATCGCCCGGATATGTTCGGCCGTCGCGACGGTCGCCGCCACCGACTTCACCGTGTCCGTCCACGGCGCCTGGAAGTTCAGGATCTGTGATTTGTCCGCCGTCCAGCGCAGGACACGCTCGAAGCGTGAGCCGGGCTTGTGGTTCTCGACGATGTCGGCGACGGCGTGGGAGCGCAGGTTCAGCTTCGTCTCGAGCGCGATCAGCATGTCCTTGGCCTGGCGCTTCATGGCGGCGTTGACCGGCCCGGAGCGGTTCGTCATGGCGCGGAAGAACGGCGCCCAGCCGTCGCCGATCACCGCCTGCAGACCGTGCTGGAACACCGCGCCGGCCATGTCGGGCAACGAGTTCAGCGTGGACGTGCCGAGGTCGGTGACGGTGTTGTAGGAGCGCGCGACGCGGGCGACCGAGGCCGTGATCGGCATGGCCTGTTGCTGCGGCCAGCCGTAGATGTTGCGCACCCGGTCGCGCACGGCGGCGAGGTCGCGGATCGCGGCCTGGCGGTCGGCTTCGACGCGGGCGCGTTGCTGGTCGGTCTTTGCGGCCATGGCCTTCGCGGCGTATTCCTCGTTCAGAGCCCGGAACTGGCTGGTCATCTCGACGTCGCCGAAGCGCTCGTGCAGGAGCAGATCCGGCACGATCGTCCGCAGATACTGGTGCAGCACCTCATCGACATCGTTGTTGAGGAAGCCGTCGACCAGGTTGGACGGGATGGCAAAGTCGCGCGCCATCAGCGAGCCGCGCCGCTCGGTCTGCGGGGCGACGATGTGTGCGGCGTTCGAGGCGGCGTCGTAGGGCAAGCGACCGTCGGGCGAGCCGAGGATCCGGTCAATGACCTCCTGTGCGCGGGCTTCCAACTCCTGAGGCATGAGGTCTTGGTCGGACGCGAGCATGCGCTTCACCGCTCGGCCGACGGCGCGGTCGGCGCTCGCCAACCTCTTGCCCGATCCCTGATAGACGCCGGCCTCCTCCTTCAGCGCGCGGATGCGCTCGGCCTCGTCGCGCGCCGCCAGAGCCGCAATCGCCTCGCCGGAGGAGTGGCCCTTCCACTGGCGCACCTCGTCCTCGATCGCCTTGGTGAGCCGCAGGTGTTCCGCCTTGGCGTTGTCGCGGGCGGCTTCGAGCAAGTCGCGCATCATCTGCTGCCGTTCCTGGCGCGCCTGCAGCGCCTCGAAACGGTTCTCCGATCGCGTCACGGCGACCCGGGCCTCGTCGGCGCGGATGCCGGCCTTCATGCGCTCGCGCTCGGCGCTGCGGCGGCTGGCGATCGCGTCGTCGAGCAGACGGCGCACCTCGGCCCGCGCCTGGCGCGCTTCGTCGACCAGGCGCTCCTGAGCGTCGAGCGCAGCACGCGGCGGCACCGCGGCGCCGGCGGCGTCCATCTCCTCGGCCTCGCGCAGCAGATCCTGCAGCGTGATCCGTCGATCCGAGTTCAGCGCCCGGACGACATCCTTGACCGACTGCGGGCGCGGCAGGCCGAGCCGGTCGAACAGATCGGAGAGCGTGTCGACCAGCTCGCCGACGCGGACGTGCGGCAAGGGCGAGCCGTCCGGGCCGACGTGCATGAACCAGGGCTCACGGCCCTGCGCAGTGTCGTGCATGACGGCGAGCACCGTTGCCCTATCCGGACGCTCGGGGAATGCCGCCGGGAAGTCCTCGTGCAGCTTCTCGCCCCAGTCGTCGATCGAGCGAACGATTGTTCCGGAACGGCCCATGTGGTCGCGGGTGTTGCGGACCAGGCCGGGCCGGCGGATGTCGCGGAAGACGGCGCGCGCGTCCTCGTCGGCGACGCCGCCGTTGCGGGTGAGATAGGTGAGGAAGGATTCCGCCTGCGGCGCGTTGCGCCGGCCGGCGAATACCTCGGCGGCAATTCTGACGTCGCCCTGCAGCGTCGCGGCGCGCTCTTCGGTGTCGACGCCGTCGAGCGCGGTCGGCGAGGGTCGCGCCTGGCGCTCGGCCTCGCGCAGCACGGCCAGCTCCTGTTCGAGCTGATCCAGCCGCATCTTGCTGTCGGGATCGCGCGCCGTCTCGCGCATGGTGTCGATGAAGTCCTGCAGCTCGGCGATGCTGTCGGCGTGGACCTGCTCGCGGCCAGCCATAGCGGCCTCGCGCGCATCCGCCCCGTTCAGCTCGACGGCGCGTTCCTTCATCTGTGCGGCGGTGTCGCGGCTGCGGCCTTCCAGAAGACCCAGCTTGTGCTCGACGCGACGCAGCTGCTGTTCGATCACACGACGGTCGTTCACTGCCGCGCCGATGCGTTCCTTCTGGCCCGCCTTCGCCGCCTGCTCGCCCTGCAGCCAATCGGTGACGATGCGGTGCAGCTCGGGCCGGCGCTCGGCGACCTGGCGCTTATCCCAGGCCCGCGTCAGGAACGACCTATCGCCGCGCGGCACGGCGTCCTCGGCGCTCATCAGGCCGGCCTCGACCAGGCGCTTCTGCAGCGGATCGAAGATGCTGGCGCGCATGTACTGGGCCACCTGCTGCACTTGCGGGATCTCGTGCGTGTCGCCGGCGCGCAGCGCCTTCGCCACCTCGGCCTTGAAGTCGTTGAACGACAGCTTGGCCGCCGGGCCGCCGCCGAGGAGATCGTCCCGCAGCGCCTGCGTCATCGAGCCCGCCGCGGCGCCGTTGTCGCCGGCGCCGTAGCGATAGGTGAGGAACTGCTTTTCGAGCTGGTCGCCGGCGTCGATCATGTGCCGGGTCTGCGTCATCTTGGCGAGCGTGCCGACCGGCGCCAGGCCGTCGCGCGTCGTCGTGATGCCGGCAGCATGATCCTCGAAGTCGAAGGCGAGCTCGGTCAGCTCGGCCATGGCCTTGCGGGCTTCGATGGAGTCGCGGGCGAAGAACGTGCGCTGCGTCGGCGACCAGCTCATCAGCCAGCGCGCCGCGGTGTCGCGGACCGACGGCGGCACCAGGTTACGGATAGCATCCGGGACGACCGACGTGGGCGCCATGGTCCGGGCGTCAGCCGCGGCGGCACCGGCGGAGGCGGGTTTCGGCAGGCCGGCATCGGTCGAGAGCACGGCGCGATCAACATCGAGCGCCGTGGCGATGCCCGCGCGCTCGACACGGTTGAGAATAGCCGAGGCGCCGGCGCCGATCAGGCCACCGAGCAGCGCCGACGAGCCGAGCACCCAGGGCACGTCGTCCGTCGGCCGGCCCGGCTGCGACAGGGACAGCGCCAGCTCAGATGCGCCGGCCTGCAAAACGCCAGCACCGGCGGCCGAGGCGCCGCTGCGCAGCATCGAATAGCCGCCGCGCGCAGCCTTCACCACGCCGCCGGCGGCGATGAACATGGTCGGGTCGAGCAGGCCGGCCACGACCGACGCCGCGGTACCTGCGAAGCCGTTCGCCGCCAAGGTCTCGCGGTCGCGTTCCTGTTGGTCGATCCGCGCCATGATCGCCCGCGTCTCCGCCTCGCTGCCAGAGCCGACGAACAGATCGGGCTCGTTGGCGTAGGGCGTGCCGCGGATCGCCTCGATGGGATTGTGGTCGGGATCGTAGGCGGCGCCGCTCGATCGCCGCAGCGCCTCGATGACCGAGACGACCGGATTGCTCTGCCGGAACGCCGCCTCGAACGGATCGCCGGGCCGGTCGTAGTTGGGCTTGGGATCGGCGGCGGCGATCGGGGTGACCAGGTCGCGGCCAGCGGCGTCGAGAGGGTCGCTGCCCTCGGTGAAGACGGGCATCAGCGTTCCCCTCGCGCATTGTAGAAAGCGGGCGATCCCGCGCCATGACGGCCGAACATGGAATCGAACTGCCGACGACGTGAAAGAACCTCGTTTACCTCCAGTGCCTTGGCATTCGCGGCGCCGAGCGTGGCCTGTTCATCCGGGCGCCAGCGCTGCGCCTCGCCCCTGTCGTTCGTCACCAGGACGTGTTCGCCCTCGTGCAAGGCGACGACCTGATAGGATGGTGCCCGGCCGGCGCCGATGTCGGCCTTCGTCTTGTCGTCGGCAACCAGCACGAAGCTCGGGGACGATCCGGCGCTGCCGAACGGCATCTCGACGCCGCGATAGGTCGACGCCTGGAACTTCGTGCCCATGGCCTGCAGGACGGGCGTCATGTCGGCATAGAGCTGCTCGCGGACATAGTCCTTGGAGCCGTTGACGTCCTTCAGCCGGCTCTCCGGCGGATAGCGCATGATGCGGCCGCCGTTGGCCGGCGAGACGCCCCAGACCTGTCCGATGCGCTTGGCGGCGAGTGCCGCCGCCTGATCCTTGTCGCCGACCTCGGCGTAATAGGCGGCGAACTGGCGCGCAAAGTCCTGCCGGAGCATGCCCTGTTCCAACGCCGGCGTCATGGACTCCGGCAGGAGCCAGGCGTTCGGCTTGACGCCGCCGAGCGAGGTGTCGAACTGGCCGGCGATATCGGCGGCGGTCATGCCGCCCGAGCCATCCTTGCCGAACACCAGCCGGTGCGCGTCCTCCTCCAGCACCTTGCGCGCCGCGACGGCCGACGGCTCGTTGCGGGCCATCATCTCCTTCGCCACCACGTCGGCGGCCCGGAACTGGGTCTTGGCGTTCCAGACGTCGAGGGACTTCTGGCTGTCCTCGCCGAAGGTGCTGACGAGCCGATCGGGGTTGTCGCGGTCGACGCGGTCCATCAACGCGAAGGCGGCGGACATCTTCACCGGGTCGCCCGACATCGCCATGCCCTTGACCGCGACGGCGAGGGCCTTGTTCTCGGCCATCAGGGCGGCGGCGAGCTGCTCCGGCTTCAGCGTCTCGGCGAGCGTCTGCACATAGGTTGCGGCCTGGCCGCCCGGGGCGTTCGGCAACAGCTTCGCCAAGTTCGTGGCTTCGCCGGCGCGCAAGGGATTGGCGCCGGCGGTCGGCTCCTGCCGCTTCACCAGCTCGACGGCCTGCTGCCGCGCCTGCAGCCCGGCGGCGAACGTCTCGGCGGTGTCGAGCGGCAGCGCGCCCAGCCGAACACCCGTCGCTTTCGGATCCAGATAGACCTGGCTGTAATCCGCCGGGTGGCCGTCGAGGATCGCGGCGCGGCGCTTCTGCTGATCGGCGAGGCCGTCGGCGATCTGACGTTCCAACGGCGACGCCTCGCCGGTCGCGGCGCGGGTTTCGCCGACGCGCACCGCTTCGCCGAGGCTGGTCATGTCGAGGCCGTTCGACGACGCCTTAGCGCCCTCTACCGCCAGGCGCTCGCCGACGGTGCGGCGGACGTCGGGATCGCTGACCAGCGGGAGCAGCGTCGCGAGGTCGTTCACCTCGGCCTGGCTCGGCTGTCGTCCGGCACCCCAGGCGCTGTCCATCTTGCCCCACAGCGTCTTGAAGCGGGCGTCATATTCCTTCTGCAGATCGGCGACCGTCGCCTTGAACACCGGGTTGTCGGAGTATGGCGTCGACTGCAACGGCTCCGGCTGCCTACGCGGGCCGGGTCCGGTTGTCGTCTGGCCGCCGGGGCCCTTGCGCAGCACGGTTCCGTCGCGCACCGTGCTCCAGTACCGCCCGATGCTGCCCTGGATGGTGCCGCCGTCCTGGACCAGCTTCTTGATGATGGCGACCGCTGCCGCCGTGTTCACGTTCGGGTTGGCGAGCTGCTGCGGCGTGAAGTACTGGCCCTCGTTGAGGCCGTAGTTAGGCGCGTCGTGCTCCGAGAGCGAGTAGAGCCCGCGCGAGACGACATTCTTGCCGTCGTGCTTGAAGCTCTCGACGTACGTGTCGCCGTTGTTGTGGCTGCTCTCGGCGTTCGAGATCCGCGTCATGAACGCGGCCCATTCGGCGGCCGACCCGGTCTTGATGCCGAACTTCGGACCGTCGATCGGCACAGTGCCGACCAGCCCCTGCACCTCGACCTCGTGCTGCGCCAGGTCGCGAACCTGCTGCGCGCTCATCTGCGGAGAGCCGGTGTAGGGCTGTCCCATCAGGGAGCCTGCCGGCAACGTCACCGGCTGCCCACCGCGCACGCGGCCAAGCGCTTCTGCCGCCGCGCTGGCCGGGCCGGTGCTGATCACCGGCAATAGAGCGTTCGTCGCGCGCTGCGCCTCCAACTGCGCCGCCTTGGCGTAGAGCCGCGACGAGCGCAGCCGATCCTGCAGCTCGTTCACCGATCGATCGTCGGTCGTGCGCGACGTCTTCATGCGCTCGACGAGCGAATCCGCCTCCGCTGTCAGCTCGGCGCGGTGCTGCTGGATCGCCGCGTCGGTACTGCGCAGGTGCGTGTTGACCTCGCCCATGTACTTCAGCATCTCGCGCGGGGGCAGGCCGAGCTCGGTCAGCTTCTTCTCGGCGTCCTGCTGCACGCGCTGCAGGTTCCAGTCGGTCTGATAGTCCCGCCGCGCCGCGCCGATGATCGCCTGGGCGCCGAGGTCGCGCTTCAGCAGCTCGGAATCCCGCTTCGCCGCCTCGGCGGCGTAGCCCATGCGCGGATCGGACGCCTTGGTCTGGCGCAGCGTCTCCAGCTCGGTCAGCTTGGCGGTGAAGGCGTCGCCCTGCACGCCGGAGAAGGCGAGGTTGGAGAGGTCGTCTTCCAGGCGTGCCATGCGCTCGTCGAGCGTCGCCTTGGCGCCTTGCGCGTCCATCGCCGCCTTCTTCTGGCGCAGATTGCGCAGGTATTCGCCGGCGATCCGGTTGCCTTCCTCCTGCACGGCGAGCTGGTTGCCGTGCTGCTTCTCGGCGATGCCGGTGACGTACTGGTTGGCCTGCTTCTCGAACCAGTCGGGATCACCGTCGCCGCCGCCCTGATCGGCCGGCAGCCAGGTCTTGTTCGCGAGGTCCTGCAGCGCGGTGTTGGCGGTGTTGCGCAGCGCCGTCTCGAAGGCAACCTCGTGCGTGCGGGCATAGGCGTCGGCGGCCTTGCCGACCAGCATGGGGTCACGCCGCGGCTGGACGGTGAGCGAGCCGTCCTCGCTGCGGGTGATATCCGCCTCGGCCATGGCGTCGCGCCGCGCCTGTTCCTGCGCCATCGGCACGGACACGCTGTCGAGGAGATCGCTGACGGCGCCGAGCGTGCCGGCCGTGGCCGCGCCCCGGCGCTGATAGTCACCAGCACCAACAGCCGACTTCGGCGCCGTCACCAGAGCGGGAGCGGCAGAGACCTGCGGGAGCTTCATGGGGCGCGCCTCAGAACGACGATTTGATCCAGGAGGAGACGTAGGGCGATTTGACCGCGCCGCCGGCGAGACCGGCCCCAGCCGTGAGGAAGCCGTTAGCCATGTAGGAGCGGGCGGCCGACTGGTAGAACTTGGCGTCGGCGTCGCTCTGCCGCGCCTGCGCCTGCAGGCTCGTCACCTTGGCGACGCGCTGTTCGTCGGACACGCGGGTGTTCTCGTCGGCGATTGCCGCGGAGGTGGGCGAATCCACCATGCCGGCACTGGCGCGGATCGCGTCGATGTTGGCGAGCGTCTTGCGGAGATCGTCGCGGTAATAGGCGTCGGTCTCGTTGGCGTTGATGCGCGACGCCTGCGCCGAATAGACGGCCTGCTGCGCCGAGTGCTTGGCGCCGGCGGCGTTGCTGCTCGCCTGCGACATGGTCGACGCCGCGCCGAGCGCCAGGGAGCCGATGGAGAGCGCCTGCATCAGACGGTGACCTCCAGGCCGACCTCAAGGATGTCGATGGAGCCGGGACGGTCGACGACGAGGGCGTCGCGCGGATCGAACGAGCTGCCGAGAGAGCGAAAGCGATAGGTCTCCTCGCGCGGGATGGGCGCGACGCCGCCTTCCTCACCCCACGCGACGGCCGGGATCGAGCGATTGCCCCACTGGAAGCCGGTCGAGTGCGCGACGGTAACGGCCGCGCGCTTCAGCTTCCGGCGCCGCATGGTCTGGCCGAGATCCTGACCCTCGGCGACATGCGGCACGAACGGCTCCAACACCGCCCGGAACGCCTGACCGACACGGATGGTCGCGGCGGAAAAGTCGTCGCCCTGCACCTTGACGATATGGCCGGCGGCGTCGACCTGGCGCGTGCCGAGGTCGCGACCGTTGTCGATGAGATCGACGGTGAGTCCGGCCCACATCCACAGCGGCCCGACGCCCGCGCCGCCGGCGAGCTGCGTCGGCACCGCGTTCAAGGCGACCACGCCGTCCATGTCCTCGCTGTCGTCGAGCAGCTCGACGAGGGATACGGTCGCGGCGCCAACATAGTCGACGCTGAACAGGGTGCGCTCGGCCAGCGACGACACCCAGCGCACCAGGCCGGCGCCCGACCACGGCACCCAGCCGACCCAGCGCTTGCCCGTGCCGCTATCGGCGAACCGTCCGACCGCGACGGTGCCGTCGGCGTTGACCAGGATGGCGTAGCGCTCCGGGAAGCCGAGGTCGCCGGCAAGCGACGCCAGGCAGATCGGCGACTTCACCAGGTGCGCGCAGAGTTCGGTCGTGTCCTGCGCGATATAGGGCCGAGTCTGCTGGCCGGTCTGGACGATGGCAATGACGCGGGTGAGCGCCGCGTTGACGTAGAGGATACCTTCGGAGGTCGCGACCGGAGCCACGGCACCGGCGCCGTCCGACGTGATCCGGACGAACTGCACCGAGCCCGGCGCCAGCGGCGACGAGTCCGAGATCGGCACGAAGAACACGCCCTGATCCGTGAACACGAACTGGTCCGGCCCGCCGCTCATGGCGAGGACGCGGGCGCGACCGGGCACCAGCTCGAAGATGGCCTTGTCGGCATCCGACCCGACATAGAAGTCGCCGTAGGAGGCGATGGCGGACCAGACGATGCCCTCGGGGATCTGCGGCAGGTCCATGAAGGTGATGCGCGAGCGGTCGAACAGGCACGCCGCCGGCCAGCCGCGGTAGTCCGAGACGGCGATCTCGTCCCACTCGACCGACGGCTGCAGTGCTGCGGCGGCAACGCCCGACACCGTCGTGCGGCTGGTCGGCGAGACAATCGTCTCGTTGGAGAAGCCGGTGTAGATGGACTTGAGCTGAATGGTGACGGTGCCCGAACCGACGGCCGTGACCTCGCCGGTGGCGCCGGAGGTGTTGCCGGTCACGACCTGGCCGACGAAGAAGCCATCGGTCGAGGCGACCGTCAGCGTCTGCGCCGGTGGAAGCTGCTGCAGGACGGTGGCCGAGGCGACAGTCGCGCTCGCCACCGCCGTGATCGTCATCTGGCAGCCCTTGTAGCGGAACACCGTGCCGACATGGCCCGGCTGGAACACCGCGGCCGAGGCGGTCAGCGTGATCGTGCCTGACCGCGCCGACGGCGTCAGCGTGATACCGCGCGTCTCGGGGAAGCGGTAGAACGGCGCGCGCAGCTCGTTCTGGTAGCCAGTGTCGAAGGCGAAGTCGAAGAAACTCCAGACGCCGGAAGTGTCCCGCCGCGCGAGCTTGGGCTTCATGCCGGGGAAGCACATCAGCACGTCGCGGTTCACGACGGCGAACGAGATCCGCGCGACGGAGGCGAGCGTCCAGGGATAGCCGGCTTGGCTTCCGACGGTCACGTCGGCGGCATCGCGGATGGTCAGCGTTCCCGCACCGAAGGTCAGGCTGAAGGTCAGGTCGCCGGGCAGACGGATGGTCTCGGTGCGACGAGCCGAGGACGGGAACAGCGCCTGCCGCCCGGGGCGCGGCGTCGGGCCGCCGGCGGCGCGCAGGCGCCAGTTGGAGAGCTGCCGCGCACCGGCCCTGACCTGCGCGGTGTCGTCGCGGCGCTTGGCGGTCGAGTCCAGTTCGCCGCCCGAAAAATCGACCTGACGGACGATGTGCGACTGGGGCATCAGAGCCCCCGCCGCGTGTTGCGGGCGATCCGCATCCGCTGCACACGCAGCGCCTTCGCCGGCACCTCCTGCGTCGCCCGCGTCCGCGCCTCGTTCAGCATCATGGTCGACTGCGCATAGACGCGCTCAGCCGTCGCCGGGTCCTCCTTCAGGCCGCGATAGATCCAACTCATCACGCGGAGACGCAGCACCTCGACGAAGCCTTCGGGCCATTGGTCGGGCGCGGCGGGCCGCTGCAGGAAGAGAGCGACTGGCGCCGCGCCGGCGGCCGAGCACTGGATCTGGTTGTCGGCGAGGTCGTAGTCGACGGGTAGGTCGTTCACCCAGAGCTGCAGCACATGCAGACAGCCGACCGGCTTGGCGAAGCGGTCGGAGAAGCCGGGGATCGGCGACGCGCCCGTGCGCACCAGCGTCGCTGTCGTCTTACCGAAGCCCCAGCCGTGCGCCTCGATAAGCAGGGGCAGTTCGGTCTCGTAGGCGTCGGAGGTGGTGACCCACTCTGGCGAGCCATCCCCCTCCACGCCGACGATGTTCTCGCCGGTGCGGGTAAGCGCGGAGTTGATGACGGACAGCTTGTCGTAGAGGGGCATACGGGGATGGTACGGGAGCCGGTGAGCGACGCACTGCACCGACAGCAACCTTAGGCAAATTTCGGTCTGGCCTGTCCGGGAGGATACTAGGTATCGGCCCCCTATGGACAAGTTCTCGTTGACACTGGGGTGCGCCACTACCACGCTGGCGCAGCAGCGTTGCATCGGGAGTCGAGGGAGAGCTATGGCGAGTAAAGCAATCGACCAACTTCTCGGGTATAGCGAAGCCGATCGGACTGTTAGGGCATACGCGTATTTGACGGCGACGCTCAACGTCCGAAACGATGTCAGCGACCTCCTCGACTGTCTGCAACCGTTCGTCCTCTCGGTTGTGGCCCGTGACGGTGGTGTCCATCCAGTGGAACACCGGGCAATTGCGGATGGGCTAGCTGGGCTTGGCCTGAGCGTTCCTGTTTATGCCGTGGATCAGATCCTCTCAAGGATGCAGAGGCGCGGTCTTCTAGAGTGGAACAGTGTTGCGCGGGCGCTACTTCCCACGACGGCCTTAAGCCAGCAGGGTGATTACGATTTACCTACTCTTTCGAGTAGTTTTGATACACTTGAGGAAAAGCTGGCAGACTTTGCGGGACGACATGGCGTCGCAAAGCCCCCCGCTTCTCAAACTTGGAGTGACGCCCTTATCAACTTTCTTCGTTCCGAAAGCGCAAGGGAAGCGATACGGGCAGTCAACGCCACTGTCGTCCGAGACGTAATGGTGGGGAATCCTGCAGAGGTAGAGATATTTCTGATTGCAAGGTTTGTACAAACTATCGAGAAGCAAGATCCTGAGACGTTTTCTGATATCACAAAGGTATTTTCGGGGGTTCTAATCGAGGACTTTATATCAAATATACAGGAAGTAGGAAGTCCTGACTCCTTCAAAGGACTTTCTGTATACTATGATACATCAGTTCTATTGCGGCTCCTCGGAACTTCCGGATCTTTGCTCCGAGCTGCCACTATAGAGATGAATTCAACACTACAAAGCCTTGGCTGCAAAACTTACTACTTCGCGCCGACTGCGTCAGAGGTGCAAAGCATACTCGACAGCCTAGAGGGGGCCTACACTCGTGGAAAAGAGATATTTGGGGAGACGGCCGATGCACTTCATCATGGAGAAATTTCCATAGGCCAAATCAAGGATCTAGCAGGAACATTTGAATCGCGTCTGGCATCTTTAAACGTATTCTTATTTGAGTATCAGTACAGTAAAAAGAAGAGCGAGGATTACTTCCAGATCGACGAGAGAGCGCTCGCCGAAGCCTTAAAGTCTGCCGCACTTGTCAACGAACGCGGGTATAGTGAGCAGAACGCGACCAATGACGCCAAGGTAGTAGCACTCGTCGTGAGGCTGAGAAGAGGAAGGGCAGAATCAAGTATCGGAAAGTCGCATCATATATTTGTATCCAAAAACTCGTTGTTGCAGCGCGTCTCACGAGAGTTTGTGAAGGAACATACTGACTTGTATGATAGCAGCTCGATGCCGCCAGTCCTTACGATGAGTCAGATAACGACTGCGGCATGGATTACGGCCACGAAAACACTCGAAGTGCACAGGGTGAGCAAGGAGCTTCTTGCCGCGTGTTATGCGGCAGTGCAACCATCTGAGGCATGGGCCGATGAGTTTGCTCAGGTATTAAAAGGGTTTAGTGAGGAGAATCCCCAGTTTGTATCCGATCGTGCCAATGCCATGCTATTTCTCAACACGGCCAGAAACGTAGCCAGAGATGAGTCGCTCAATCAGCCGCTTGTGCTGAGAAAATTGAATGTGGCTGAGCTATTTCGGCAGGCTGCTGAAGCCGAAGAGGGGGCATCGCGGCGCGCCTCAGAGGAACGTGCAGCGCAGCTTGCTTCGTTTGAGCATGACAAAGCAGAGGAACTGAAACGCGCAGAGCTGGTGGCTGCTCGGCGAATTTCAGAAGAGTTGTCGCGCGGCGAAGCTAAAGGGCGCGCGGACGAGCGTCATTCAATGCGCACCAAAACCGAAGAACTTCTGCGAAAGCGCTCTAATCAGGCGTCTGCGTGGATTGTTAATTTCATAAGAATTGCACTGCTAGTGGCTTTCGCTGTCCTGATAATAGTCGACTTGGCTGGTCTTTCATCGAAAACGGCATTTGAAAGCGTTGTTAAATATATGCTGGGAGGGGTGAACCTGATCTCCGCCCTAGACACTTTGAAGTATAGGGGCGCCGGCACAGCTCTTGAGTGGCTGCGCCACAAGCTGTCTGAGTTCATATATCGCCACCTGAGCGCCGCGGTTGGGGATACTGAGCCACATGACAATGCCGGTGATTTGCGTCCATAAGCGCGACCGAGGTTGCGTTACTCGATGGCCGGCGTCGGGGAAGAGCACGTTTCGAAGCTGACGGCTTCCATCCTCCTGGCGGACTCGCCGCCGCTGTCGACAGGGAAGCTTAGGCGGCGCCGACCCCCGCCTCTTCAGTCTCCCTCCACTCCTCCGGGAAATTCGCCGGCGCGTGCTGGGCTTCGATCTCGCACATGGCGGCGGGTGGAGTCGTGGGGGTGCGGCCTCGAACATGGTCGGTCCGCCTCAAGTACTCTTCCGGCAAGCCATCGGCGCCCTAAAGGGTAAGAGCCGCAATATGCCGGCTGCGCGCGACGTCAGCCGACGTGAAGAAGCCGGCACAGGATGTCCTTTTGGAGCAATCACCACATTGAGGAACGAACTCATTCTTCCAATCACTGATCGACTGGCGAGCGAACGGGTGGCACTGCTCGTGCAGCAGACACAGCGGTGTATTAAAGATCGAGACGTTCATCCTATAGTCCGCAAGACGAAGTACAGCGTCTGCGAGCTGGTCCCTATATTCCCAAGGATCGATCCAAAGCTGTTCTATGTTGTCGCGCGCCAGTCCGGTGGGTTCGAGCCCCATGAACGCAATATGATCAACGAACGTGAGATTTCTGAATATGAACTCTGCTATTCCAGTTAAGTGTTTATAGTTTTCTCTATGAATTACGACGCGCAGTTCGATGCGCGCACCCAGCTTCTGCAGCGAGAAGAGGCCGGCAACGGTCTCTGAAAAGGCCCCGCGTCTCTGCGCAATATAATCATGCGTGGCCGCCGACATCGAGTGCACCGGCACGCAGTACGTGATGTTTTTCTGATTTAACAACGACAGGCTGCTGACAACCTCTTCATCCGCGAAGGTCCTCCCATTCGAGAGTACGAGGATCTCGGTATCCGGGAGATTTTCGGATGCAGCCTTAAGGACTTCGACAAAACCTGGGCCGGAGAGCGTCGGTTCACCGCCAGTGAAGCCAATGGCTCTAGTCGCTAAAGGAATCCGTCTGATTACCTCCATGATTTCAACGAGCAAATAGCTGTCGTCAATGTGCTTTGGTGGCTGAGAGCACATTATGCAGTGGTTGTTGCATCGCTCTGTAATAAGAAAGAAGTTAATTGGCGCGTTGATACGGTAGTATACGTGAATATCCCCCGAAGGGCGGATCGCAACGATATCTCCGTCGCAGAGGTAACAAAGGTCTTCGGGCAACCGATAGACACCACCAGCGAGAGCCCTGGGCTGGCCCTGATCCGGTCCTCTGATCAGGGCGCAGCAAAACTGGTCCGCTATGGCTCCGTCGTTCGACAAAAAGCACTCGCGCTCGGCGTGCTTGCCGGGGCGCTCACGATCAGCCGAAAGGCGAAAAACCTGCGTTCCGTCCAAAGACGACCGTTGCAACACTTCGCACAGTCCGTGCAGAGCTAACACATGACGCTCCATTGACGGAGAATGCGGGCCTCTTCTCCGCCCCCTTCAAGAATTCCGATCAGGCGCTCGATAACGTGAGTATTTCTCTCGCAGAATCCGGATGTGGGCTTGAGGCCAACAAAATCGCCCTGTGTCGCATGATGATACACCGGCTCGGCTCCACAGAACGGCTCGAGGGCGCAGTCTGAGCACATGGGAACAGACGCAGAAAACGAACGTTCAAGCGGATCAAGCAGAGCATCAGAAGTGAAGATCTGAGCATAACTGTTGGAGTTGACGTCTCCTAGGTAGAAGGTCTTGTCACCCATCTCTGCGCGCATTCGACCTTCATCTGAGGCATACACTCCACCATCGTGGTTATAGATAACCCCGGATATTCCGATGCCTGAAGGGCTCATCAGGTCTACGTATCCGGGGGAAAATGGCGTCAAAATCTTCTTTAGGATGATGCTGCTATAGAACTCACTGAAGACGAGCCCCTTTCTGTTTAGCTCTAAAATATAGTCAAGACCCTCATCATAGAACTCAAGCCAGCGCCTTGTGTCATACTTTCGGTAGGCTCTAGTCTTTATGGCGAAGCCATATGGAGAGAGCGGGCGCAGGAAAATGCCAGGAAATCCCATCTCGACATATGTATCGATGATCTCTCGTACACGCCCAAGACTGTGCTCGGTTGTCGTCATCAAAGCGCTTACATTATACTTTCCAAGTGCCTTTCGGGCGGTCTCTATACCGGATGCAACACTGTCAAAGCTGTCGCCCTCGGTCATGGGTCGATTGAGATTGTGAAGGTCTTTTGGGCCATCCAGCGACGTGGATATTTGGATATTGTTCAGCCGACAATAGTCAAGAACGCTTTCGGTCGCCCTGCTTAAGTTTGTTGCCATAACAAACGTGACACTCTTTCCGAGGCGTCGAGCGCTTTGTTTGGCGTACTGCGTGATAAAATCAACAGTAGAGAAGTTCAACAACGGCTCGCCACCCTGGAATTCGATCTTGATGTCCGCGGATGGCGAAGAGAGAGCTATATCGACTGCTCTTCGAGCGGTGTCGACCGACATGTCAAATTTGCCAGCGGCCTCATCCCGCTTTGAAACCTGGCAGTACGCGCAAGCATGGTTACACCGCAGCGTAACGACAAACATGTGCAGTGAGGTAAAGCGAGAAAGCGGTGAGAGCTTTGTTCTCAGGCGAATGGCCAAGAGCTCAGTATGAATCGAGTCAGGATCACTCAGTAGAATGCCATGAGCTTCGAGATCAGCGTAGGCGCGTGTCGTCGAGCTCAACGTTCCACCCGTAAAGGACTCGAAATCGCTGCGGGAGACGACACAATAATCGCCTGCCAGGCTCGTAACGAGGACAGCATTATCTCGTAGTCGGTGAAATCGAAATGGGAGTAACGAATAGTCCTGCTTTGGCGGTGCAAAGCGCTCCCTGGGCAGGAACGTGTTCATCCCTGCAGTCCTGTCCGAGAGAAAGCCAATGCGAGCACAGCGTTGCGATAGGGCGCCGTCTGCTCAAATAGCCGCTCTCGGAGATCCTGATCCAGAACCTCAACTCGAAGCTTCTCAATCACAACATCGAGCACGGACTCGGCTGGCGCATCGGTGCGCAGTGAAATCACGCATGCAAGTTCGTGGCCCTCTATCGAAAGCGAATAGGTAATCCTGTCGCTGAAGCGATAGAGGGCCTTCTTGATCGCATCCTGCGCAAATACGCGCAGATCGAACCGGACTTCGCAGGTCATCTGCGGACACCATCACCGGCAGTTGCTATATCCGGAACAATGGCTTGCGTGACTGGCGTGGCTCGCGTGGCTCGCGTGGCTGGAGTGAGCCGCCAACACGATATCTGAGGTCTCCGACCTCTCGAGCGTCACACCAACAGCGATGCGCGGTGAAGCGGCAGTCACGCTTGTCGGCTCTACCGGTGCGCCGGCGACATCCGGAAGGGTTGCATTGGCCTGGCTGTCCAGCAGCGCAAAAACGACAGCGAGCGGCCCGAGAAAAGCTCTATTCGCCACCTTATCCCCCAAACGCTAGTTGAACTACTCCGGTGTGGTACGCCCGAGACGTGCTGGGTTGCAATTTGTTTCAAGGCGTAGCCGTGGTAATGCGTAGGTGGACACGGCGGCTCGGTGATGATTGCAGGCAAGCCGCGAGTGAGCGGTGTCGGGGCTATTTTGACTTAGGCCGAGACGGCGAGTCCGCCTCTTGACCGGTGGTGTTGTCCACGTCCCGCTCTGTCTCCTTCCACTCCTCCGGGAAGTTCGCGAGCGCGTGCCGGGCGTCGATCTCGTACATGACGGTGGGGCCGTTGGTGACGTGGTAGATGGTCTTGAACATGGTCGGTCCTCGGGTGTGTCGGTGTCAGCTGCGGCGCGCCGGCGTCAGCAGAGCTCGGGCGCGATCCAGGCGGCGAGCGTGATGGACGGCGTGGTGCCGGCGAGCGCAGCGCGGAGCTGGGCGTAGCGCAGGATGTACGGGCCGATCTGGTTGGTGATCGGGATCTCGAAGCGGGTGGCGGCCTTGCCGAGCATCGGCACGGCATAGGACGCCGGACAGATCGTCGGCACCAGCCGGCCGGCCGCGGCGGCAGCGAAGTCACGGACGGCGAGCATCTCGACATTGCCGTTGGCGAAGGCCGGGTCGTTCGAGGCCAGGAGCTGCAGCTGATAGGTCTCGTCGCCGCTCGACAGGTCGAGGCCGGAGACGTCGAGCACCAGGTAGCCCTCGAACCGGCCGGGGCCGAGGTCGATCTGCGTCTGGATGGCGTTGACGAAGCCGGTGGCGGTCAACGTCTGGCCGTTGGCGAAGGCGGTGGCGACGTCGAACGGCACCGGACGCGTCGGCAGGACGCTCGGCAGGGCGTTGTTGGTCAGCGGCATGATGAAGCTCCGAGTGGGCGTGATGGCGCGCCGGCGTTGCGTGCCGGCGCGGCCGATCAGGCGACGATGGTCTGGGCGGTGATGGAGGTGAGGCGGGCGGCCGAGCGCGGGTGCTCGCGGGCGATGCCCCAGTCCCATTTGATGTGGGTGGAGAGGAACGGCGTGCCCTTGATCAGGCCCTCGTCCTCCACCGCCAGCGCCGTCTGCTCGATGCCGTAGAGCTTGCCGTCACCGAACGCGACGCAATAGATCGAGCCGGTGACCGCCGCGCCGCCGCCGGTACCGACCTCGGAGAACGGCAAGAGATCGGCCGTGTCGTCCGGATCGTAGCCGTAGAGGATGGGCAGGCCCTTGTAGCGCATGACTCGGCGGCCGAACTCGTTGACGCCGTTGTCGTAGACCAGCGACTGGCCGGTGAGGTTCGGGTTGCGCGCGGCGATGTCGAGGAACGGCATCAGGCCGCGCGGGAAGATCCAGTGCGTCGGCTTGTTGACCAGCCAGTAGAGGATGTCGAGGTTGCCGAGCGACAGCGCGGCACCGCCGGCGGCGACGGAGTTGTGGATCAGGTTGGTGTTGAGCGAGTTGCACCGCGACTGCAGGCCGGCCGGCTGCTTGGCGCCCGACGCCGTGTTGTCGCCCTTGATGATGACCTGCGAGGCCATCTGCGCCAGGGCGATGGTCTTCAGCTCCTGCTGTTTGTAGCGGTGCGTGTTGCCGAGCCGGTCGACCATGGCGCGGTCGACCTTCACATACTCGTCGATCGGGAAGGTGTCTTCCTCGCGCAGGCTGAAGCTACCGGTCGACTCGTTGCCGTTGGCGTTGAAGTTGCGGAAGCCGACCGACGGCAGCGACGCGATCTCCTGGAACTCCTTCTTGCCGTTGTTGGCCGGGAGCATCGGGAAGGCAGCGAGCACGTCGGACGTCTTGACCATGTTCTCGACGAAGGTGCGCTCGGCCGACGTCTCCGGCAGCGTCTTCGCATATTCGCCCATGGTGATCGGCACGGTGACCGAGGGGGTGATCGGGGTGATAGCCATGTGGTCAGGTCCTCAGGTCAGCGGGCGGCGTTGCGGGCGTCCAGCGCGGCCATGCGCTGCTGGAACGTCATCGTGGCGAAGCCGGGAATGGAGGTGGGATCTTCGGCCTCGCGGCCTTCGTGGGTGAAGGGCGCCGCCGTGCCGGACGACAGGAGCTTTTCCATCAGCACGACCTGGCGCGAGGAGACGAGGAGGGGAATAAGGTGCTGGGCGTCGTCGCCGAAGCGCCCCTTCAGCGCGGTCTCGACGGCCTCGACGCGGGCCACCGAATTGGAGCCCAACTTCGCGCGCTCGGTCTTCCTGAAGTCGGCGAGCTGCTGGCGCTCCTGGATCTGACCCTGCACGACGAGGCCGGCGAGCTTGGAGAACTCGGCTTGCGTCAGGCCCAACTCGTGCGCCTTCGACTGCGCGGCGACGAACAGCGGATCTTCGAGGTTCAGCGCGGCGCCCTCGGGGAGCTTCACCGTCTCGGGCAGCTCGAGCTTGTAGCCGGTCGCCTCGGCGGGGATGGCAGCGGCGCGGGCGTCGGCGGCGTCCTTCAGCGCAGCGAGGTCGGTGAGGTGCTGGCCGAACTCGGTCTCCCGGACGCTGCCCGCCTCGGCATCCCAGAACGCCTCTGGGACGTAGCCAGGTCGGGCGGGCGTCTGCGGCGCGTCGCCGGAGCCGCCGGTCTCGGACGGCGCCCCGCCGCTACCTTCACCCGTCTCACTCGTCGATGCGTTCGCCGACACGGCGGCGGGATCCGCGGACGCCGGGACTGGCGACGTCGGGGCGGACGATGAAGACGGCGTCTGCGTTACCAGCATTCTCGCACTCTGCGTCCATCAAGTTGATGAGTTCGCGGGCGAGGCTAAGGCGGCCAACACCCTCATGCACTGCACCGGGATTCTGGCCGCAGGCGATGCCGTCCATGAGGAGCGAGAGCAGATGCGCGCGGGCGAGCCGGCCGTCGAGCGTGTTGCCGAGCCGGCCCCAGGCGGCGGCCATCTGTTCCTTGGTGACGTACGCCATGGGGTCACGCTCCTATCGCCATGGGTGCGGGCGCGGCACCCGGCGCGCCGGCAGGCAGGCCCTGTGCTCCGCCGCCGCCCTGGAGCTGCTGAATGAGGTTCACCGCCTGGCTGACCTGCGCCGCCTCGCGCGCCGGGAACACGTCGGCGACGTCGAGCAGGCGGAAGATGTTGTCGATCGCCTTGGCGCCGTCGACCTTGGCCTTGAACTCCTCCGGGAAGAACGCACTGGCGAGCTGCGCGCCGCGCGAGGCCATGGCGACCATCTGCTGGTTCTGCGCCCGCCGCGTCGGGTTGTTCGGAACGACGCTGATCAGCTTCTCGCCGTTCATGATCGGCGAGACCGTGCCGCGCCGCTCGGCCAGCCAGTAGAAGCGCAGGAAGATCTCGGCCGGGCCATCGGCCCAGAACCGTTCGCCGGGCGTGCCGATGCGGCGCTGCGCCATCGCCATCTCGTCGACCCACTGCGTCGCCGTCGGCGGGGTATCGCCGCGCTGCTGCGGGAAGTCGTTGTAGAACATCCGCTTCACGCGGTGCTCGCGCGCGGTCTGCTCGAAATAGGCGGCGTCGAGCCGGCCCGGCTCGTACATCGGCTTGACGTCGTTGGCCGTGCCGGGGCGCACCGCATAGAAGGCGCCGTTCTCAACGCCGTTCTCGATGCCGGCGAAGCTGTCATCGGGGAACGTCATCGGCGGCCGGAGTGTCGTGTCGACATTCTCGACCAGGCCGGCGGCGAGGTCGTCGAGGATGCGCAGCTCCGGCAGCGCCTTGATCGCCGGGCCGTCGCCGTAGGCATAGGCGCAGTCGCGGTTGAAGGTGATCGGGATCAGCGGGCAGGCGCCGCGTCCGACCAGGCGTTCGGCGTGCACCAGCGTCTCGCCGACCAGGATGACCTGCTGCCAGACGACATCATCCTCGTCCCACAGCCGCCAGAAGCCCCAGCGCACCTCGACTTTGGCCCTCGGCTCGCGCTTGCGCTTCGCCTCGATCGACGGCGGCAGCTTGATGGTGCGGCCGAGCACGGCGCGGAGCTTCGCATAGGAGGTGTGGCGCACGACGAAGCGGTTATCGATGCCGCCGTCGGGGCCGATGTCGATCTCAAGCTCGTTCAGCGGCACGGCGCGCACCGACGGCGGCACGTCGAGCCGCGTCGTCTGGTCGATCCAAAGCGCGAAGGTGCCGATGGCGGCGTTCGGGTTCAGCGCCGAGGCCAGTTCAGAGCGGAAGTTGGATTCGCCGATCAGCTTGAACGTCGCCGCCTTTTGCGCCGCGATCTTCGTCGCCACCTGATCCTTCATCACCTCGGGGACCGACGACGCCGGCGCCAGGTCGACCCACTCGACGCCCTCGGGCATGAACGACGTGATCAAGGTGGTGGCGAAGTTCTCGGCTTCCTCCATGCCGATGGAGATCTGCAACGTGCCGGCGTCGGTCGGCCGGATCCTGCCCGGCGTCAGCGACGAGGAGATCTCGCGGTCGCGCTTCGGCGCGATGAAGAAATAGGCTTCGCGGATGTCGAGGTCGAACGCCGTCTTCTGCAGGCGGCATTCGGCCAGGCGCTCCAGCGCGTCGGCCGTCAGGGCTTTCCGATCGACGGTCCCCGGTTCAGTAGCCAAGGATCGGCGCCTTCATGCTGGTGCCGGCCATGGCCGCGGCGGAACCGTACAGACGCGCGAGGTCGTCGGTGTTCTCCGTCACCGTCTTCTGGATCGCCGCCAGGTCAGTCTGCTGGCTGCGCGCTTCCATCGCTGCCAGCGCCGGGTCCGGCTGGATCTTGGGGGCCTTCATCATGCTGGGGTCGTCCGTCGCGCTGGATCAGCTTTCCGCCTTGCTCCAGGCAATCTACGAACAGGCGATCCGGGCGCACTGCACCGGACCGGACCCCGATCAGGTGCGCCACCGCCGGCACGCACCAGAACCCCAGCCGCCAGCGCCAGATCGATCCGCCGCCGATCGGCATCTGCACGACGCTGCAGCCGTCGATCCACTTCGCCAGAATGGTCAGGCCCTCCTCGTCGTCGTGCGCGGTCAGGATCGAGGTCTTGGCGATGGCCGGGTCATAGAACACCCACACGCCGGTGCGCGCCGACCAGCCAACGGCCGAGACATGCTTGTAGCGGCCGGGCACCAGGGCATTGACCCAGGGCGTGCCGCACTCGCGATGGAACACGACGAGCCACTTCCAGGGCTGGTCGAAGTGCGAGACGACGTCGGCGATCCCCATCAGTGCACCCTCCGCTGCGCGCCGCGGCTACGGTTCACCCGGGCGACCAACGACGAGCCGGAAGCGAGCGTGAGCCCGACCATCGCGCGCCCCTCGCCCATGCCGAGGATCATGTACTGCAGGGCATCGGCGATGTTCGACCACCGGTCCTTCACCGGCTCGACCTTGTTCTCGTCGTTCTTGCCGAAGTGATATTTGCCCTTCATCGCCATCTTGAGCGTGCGGCACATCGGCGACAGGAGGAACTTGGTCACGCCCTCCACCAACTGCGTCAGGCAGAACTCGACAGCCTCCAGCCGGGTCTTGATCTGGTTCATCTTCACCGGCGCCGGCGCCACCCGCATTCCGAACGACGCCCAGACCTCGTAAGCCGTCCGCTCGTCGGACTGCGTCTTGTCCTGGCCCTTCGGGTCGCCAAAGAAGCGGACGGTGTAGCCGGGGAATTTCTGGGCGAGCCGCGCCTTCACCTTCGGCGCGAACACCGACGCGCCCTCGTCGTGGCCCTGCAACTCGTCGAGCACGACAACGCGGCCGTTGATGTGCTGGCCGGCGACCATCGCCGGCTGCCGGCCGAAGTCGAGGCCGACATAGATGTCATGGCCGGGGATGGGCCGGAGCACCTGCTTGGCGACATGCCGCTCCTCCGAGAACGCCCGCCAAACCGGGTTGCCGCTGATCTCGACCGTGATGACGTTGAGGATGCGCGAGCTGACCCAGGACCGCGTCTTGCCGCGGACCATCTCCATGTAATAGTTCGGCTTCAACCACTTCACGTTCTCGGCCTTGGGGTTCGGCTCATACCCCAGGACGTCGCCTTCCTGGCCGGCGATCTCCAGGAGCCCCGCCGGCTGCATGAAGAACTTCCACTCCTCCGGCCACTGCATCGACCGCAGCTCCTCGTCGGTCAGACCCTGCGGCAGCTCCACCTGCCCGGTCATGATCGCCGTCCAGTGGTCCTCCTCCGGCGCGTTCATGTCGGCGATGACGCCCGACCAGGTGCAGCCGCCGTCCTTCACCGCCGGGTAGCGGCCGGCGCGCGACGTCATCTCGTCGAAGAGCTCCTTCGGGATGTACTGGAGCTCGTTGACGTAGAAGCCGGTGTACTCGCCCGACCGCAGCTTCTTGACGTCCTCCGGCTTATCGAGCGCCAGGAAGTCGACCTCGATCCAGACGCCTGGCAGCGAGATCACCTGCCGATAGGGAACGCTCCACCGGAACCGCCCGAACAGGCTTTCCGGGAAGGTGTCGAGCCAAGTCCGGATCGTCGTCTGCTTAAGCTCGGGATAGGTGTTGCGCACCACCGCCCACCGCGTCCGGCGAACGCCATCCGGCCCTGGCGCCTGCTCGTGCGAGATCGCGTAGACCTTCATGTTCGAGCCCTTGGACTTGCCCGAACCCACTGGCCCCTGGATCACCGATACCGGCGAGCGATCGAGCAGGAAGTTGCTCAGCACCTCCCCGTCCGGCTCGTAGACCTGGCGGCCGTCCGCCAACCGCTTCACCCGCGGCGCTGAAGCGTTCGTGCTCATCGGCCCTCCCGCGCCCGCAGGATGCGATGGATGCCCTCGTAGGCGACGCCGACGGTGGCGTCGGGGTCAGCGCCGGCGATCACGAAGGCGGTCTTCTGTCGGGTGCGCTCCCGATAGAAGATCGCGATGGTGTCGGGGTTCGCCTCGCCTCGGTCGATCTCGCGCAACAGCGAAATCAGCGCGTCGCGCGGCGTCCAGTCCCTGGCCGATCGGCTCTTGTCGGAGCGGATCTCGCCTATCGTCTGCGGCGCGTCCGCAAAGTTGTCCTCACTCACCGGTCTGTCCCTTCTGCAAGTCCGCCAGCAAATGCGCCGCACACCACGGGCACAGATCGGCGACCAGGTGCCCCTTGACGCCGAGATCCTGCAGGGGCGGGCCGACCTGACGCGCGTTGACCTGCAGCACCGGCCACTCCGACAGCGCCGATCGCTGCCGGTCTTGGTCGAACTCCGCCTCGGCGCCGCATCGGTCGCAGCGCAGATGCACGGTCGTGGTTTTCGTCGTGGTGCGGGCCATTGGCTTCCCGAATGTTCTGGATCCAAAAATCTGGGCGGACCCCGGCGCTTCGGCCGGAAATCGCGTGTGCAAGGCTGGAGCTCGACGACGGCGACCCGGTTTTGCCCCCCACCCCTCCGATTGCAGGTCGACGCAGAAGCGAGCCCCCCGCCCCGTCACCGCTCACTCGGCGCCCCCGGCCTGGCCGTCGTCGTCGGGCACCTCGTCGGCGTCCTCGGCGTTGGCTCGACGGGCGGCAAAACCCGGTCTGGAAGGGGCGTACCCGGCTGGGATCGGAACAGGCTCGTGTTCGATCAATGGGCTAGCGGCGATACCCGGCTGACTTGTGATCTGATGACCTGTCGCTGGCGCCTGGCCGACGATGTGGATCACGTAGCCGATCGCCTGCCCGGCCTCGGCGCCCGGCGTCGCGTCGCGCTCGGCAAGGTCCTGGATGGCTCGCGCCGCCTGCACGACGGCCAGCGAGTTCTTGGACTCGTCTCGGACGCGGCGCAGGGCGTGGATGTTGGCGACGCGCTCCGAATTGAGCAGCACCTGCCTCTCAGCCTTGATCGCCCGCAACACGTCAGCGTCGTGCAACAGCCGAAAGCCCTGGCGCTCTGAAAGACCGGCCTTTTTCGCAGCTTCGCGAAATGGCAGACCCTCCCACACCGCGAGCTCGACCAGAACCCGCTGGCGCCGGGAAAGGCACTGCATGTGTTCGAGCGGCCCGACGGCCTTGTCAGGCAGCTGCTCGCCCTCGACGGGCTCCAGATCGCTCACGAGCGCCCCCGACCAGCACGGGGCACGAGCACCAGGTCGCAGTGGAGCGCTTCGAGCAGGATGGGGAGAGAGACGGGGCCAAGGCGTCGCGCGCCACTCTCGATCTTGGCGACGTGTCCGTCGGCCAGACCGGTGATGGCGTCCATATCGACCTGGGTGAGGCCGACGGCATGACGGCGCGCTACCAGCGCGGACCGCAGGTCTTCAAAGGTTCGGAGTGGCCGCTGCTGCGGCTCGGTCTTGGTCTGCATGTCGGTCCTACCTCGTTGAGGCGGACCAGCGGATGGGGGCTATCCGATGCGGCACATGATCGGTGTCTGATTTGGTCGGCAGCCGTCAAGGCCATGCCACTGCACCGGCCGGACTTCTTACATGGTCCTCACGCGTGAAGTCCTCTTTGCAAAAATCTCATTTTGTTCTCCTCCATTTCACATAGAAGGAGGGGGGTATATGTAAAAAGTAAGAAGTCCATTATCCCATTGATAATATGGGATTTTAAGGCGAAACTTCTTGCAGTTTTGCGGCCTGTAAGAAGTGCAAGAAGTCGGGGCATTGCAGGGACTTCTTGCAGGCGTGGACTGCAAGAAGTCTGTAAGAAGTTGGACGCGATTTCGGTGGTCGGCAGGAGGGGCGAGAGGCAACGATGAGACACGTCTATGCGCTGATTCACGAGGCCAATGGGAGCTTCGGGATCTCGTTCCCTGACTTTCCCGGCTGCGTGGCTGCTGGCAGATCGCAAGATGAGGCCGTGGCGCAGGGGCGTGCTGCCCTGGCTTCCCACGTGGAGGGCATGGTCGAGGACGGTGAGCCCATGCCGTTGCTGCGCTCCCAGGCGGAGCTGACGGCCGATCCTGCGTTTGTGGAGGGTGCGGTGGGGGCGACGTTGGCTCTGGTGCCGATCGACCCGCCCACCCACATGGTACGGATCACCGTCCGGATAGACGAGACACTGTTGAACCAGGTCGACCGAGCGGCGAGGTCGCGAGGCGTCTCGCGTTCCTCGTTCATTGTCGCTGCATTGCAGGCGCAATTGGCCGGATAGCCCCCCAATAAGGGGATTATGGATAAAGAAAAATTTTACAGAAATGGGAGAGATACTGCAGCAGTTTCTGAGCGAAAGCTGCCTCCTTGTTTTCCTTGCCGCAAATATGGATGAACCGCGGTCTTGCGGCATTCATCTTCGTCTCATCAGCCGGCATTGCACTAAGTGCGATCGAGCCGGAAAGAGAGCTTTACACCGCCGCACAGATAAAGGCGGAAGATGATATTAGTAATTTCTCCAGATTGTTCCTAAAGGACGCGGAAGAGACGTTTAATTCAGCAGATCTGGCCGTCGTATTCGTTCGGTATGTGCTGGAATCTGTTGGCGATAAGCCGCATGCGCTCGAGGTGATTGAGCGAATGCGGCAAAGTGCCGAGATGGCATCGAGTATTCGAGAAGTCTCTATATTCGACGAGGATGGTGCTTGGCAGGCAGGCTTTAGCGATAGCGAAGAGATGCCGTCGAGCATCGCTAATTCTCCTGTCTTTCAATACCACAATGCCAACCTCGATCGAGGTTTGCAGATTGGGCGCCCTATATATCTCGATCACTCAAGAAGATGGGTGATACCGATATCTCGTCGCACTGACAGCAAGAACGGATTGTTCAGTGGTGTTGTGCTGGCGCACGTTGATGCCAAACAGATTTCGGAGTTCTATAAATCAACATCTGGCGGCGCAGGAATTGCTGTTAGCTTATTCAGGAAGGGTGGAACCTTACTGTCACGCTATCCATTCGTGCCGGACGCTCTTGGTGCGAACTTTCGCTTTCCTCCTGCAACGGAAGAAGAAGTCGGGTCCCGAGATTCGTTTTCATTCAAGTTCCAGAGCACCGTAAGTGGTGAAATACTTGTGGCCTCAATTCGGCGCAGTGCGATCATTCCTCTTTCTATCGTGGTTACGCAGCCAGAGGCGAATATAATAAAAGCCTGGAAAGACAGTGCAATATACAGAATTGCATTTCGAATTGCCGCGTCTTTAGCAGTTGGACTGCTTGGCTTCGCGATTCTATCGCAGATCAGGCGCCGCCAGAGAGTTGCGGATATGCTCCTGAAGCGAGAGATGGAATTCCGCGTTCTGGCGGAGGGCTCAGGCGATGCCGTTTTCAGAACGCGGCTGAACGGGGTGATCCTCTACGCTTCGCCAGCTGCGGCGCGCATCACGTCTCGGGAAGTTGCCAGCCTGCAGGGAATGCCTCTGGCTGACCTCTCAGAGCCGGGCGACGCCACCCGCTTGGCGGAAGTGCTCAACGGTGTCGCAAGTGGAGTGACAAACGAAGGCCGAGTTAGCTTTGCTATCGCGGGAGAGGGCGGCGACGTAAAGCACGTCACTGCAAGCGTGCGCCTCGCCCAAACGGAGCAAGAAAGCAACTTGATAGTTGTCGTCCGCGATGACACCGAAGGGTATCTGCTCGAACGAAAGCTCGAATCGCTCGCCGCCACCGATTCCCTCACCGGCTTGGCAAATCGTCGGGTGTTCTCGGAGCGTCTCGATCAAGAATGGATGCGAGCGGCGAGAGACCGGAAGCCAGTATCTCTTCTGTTTGTTGATGGAGACCGTTTCAAAGAATTCAATGATACCTATGGTCATCAAGTCGGTGATCAGTGCATTAGGATTATAGCAGATACACTTAATCGGGTTGCAAAGAGGTCCTCTGATCTTGCTGCACGATATGGAGGCGAAGAATTCGTGCTATTACTTCCCAATACCGACGGCGCTGCCGCTCAGAGTATTGCCGAATATGTGCGGTCTGCGATTGAATCGCTCGCAATACCGCATGAACAGAATGGGCGCGTCGGCGTCGTTACCGTCAGCATCGGCGTGGCGACATTCTGGCCCAACGGAGACAACGCGCAGTCGTCTGAGCAGTTGATCACGAGGGCCGATCAAGCTCTCTACGCTGCAAAGGCGAGTGGTAGAAATTGCGTGAGGACTAATAGCGATATCTTCGATCCTGCGGACATCGAGTGGGGCTCGGATCCTGCGTAACCGATCCGCAGGAGGGCTGGGGCACACCGTATCTAGCCTCGTATATACTGATAGATAATCGCCTGCCGGCCGCCACTGGATGCGGCTTTCTGCTCCTCTAGGGCGCCGGATGTCTTGAGAGCATCAATGATACTTTCCATCGTCATCTTGTTGAACCGCCCATTCAATCGGCGGTAGAGTTCCGATCGAGTGACCGTCCGTGCTTTCCGGATTATTCCGAGAACGAAGAGCATGTCGGCCTGGTGCTGAGTGTCCGCCATGTTCTGCGCGAGCTCGCGAACGAAGCCGTTCATCGACCACGACACCAGACGGTCGGCAAACTCAACGTCGCCCGCCGATATCCGGCACGCCACCATGGACGTCGGATGCCGGCCGCACGCGACGACGAGTGCGACGCGACGTACCATCTCGGCGTAGCGCACCCACACCGCCATCAGCGGGTTCTCGTCCAGCTCCATCTCGATCTCGTCCTGCCGAGTTGCCACGCGCTCCAGCAACGCCGTGGCCTCCGTATCGGCGTCGATCACCACCTGCTCGGGCGGTGTCTGGTTCGACGAGTAATTGGCGGACTGGGGGAACTTATGCCGATCGTCATCGAACTTCGTCAGCGCCTTGCACCGCTCCACAATACCCGCCGGCACCTCGTCGGCAGGTTCCGGCGACGGATTGCGGCCAACGCGGGTGATCTTTGGCAACACCAGAAAGCGGTTCAGGAAGCCGTTCGAGACCGCCTTGCTCTTGAGCTGCTCGTGGAACTCGTCGGGGTTTGTGGCGCCGAGGATCGAGACCCAGGGACGGGTGATCGCATCCGCGGTGCGCATGGTGGTCGACTCCGGCACGAAATCGCGCGTGCCTATGCCCCATAGCTCGCGGTAGATCTCCAGGATCGAGTTCTCGGCGTTTGACGACCTTGTGTTGTTCAGGCGTCGCAGGACGGTGCCGGCGATCTCGTCGATGATGTGGACGTGGGCCGGGCACTCGGCCAGGCGCATGGTCAGCGCGGCCGAGGACGAGAACGACGCCTTGCGCATCTGGTTGCGGTCCACGGCCGCCAGGATCTGGCCGACAGCCCGCAAGGGCCAATCCTTGCCGCCGCCGGTGCCGGCGATCATGAGCATATAGAGCTGCGTCCCGGTGCGCGGCGTGCCGCTGTAGACCTGCCGGGCGACGAGCGCGCCGACAGTCGTCAGCGCCGACGCCACGGCAAACAGGCGCACCGGTTTCATGGATGTAGCCATGATCCAATCGGCGATCTCGCCGACCAGGCCGGGCGGATGAAGCCACTCGTCAGGAAACTCCTCGGCCTCAGTCGCCGGTGCCGCTGGCTCGACGTCAGCCGCGGAGTCGGCCCGGTTGGCGATGGCCTCCAGATCGGCGGCGAGAGCGTTGCGGCGCTCTGCCGCCTCTGCACCCTCCTCGGGCTCCAACGGCCCGCGAGGATGTGCCATGCCATCGCGCAGCGCTCGATCGAGCGTTCCGAGCGTCTTCCGCGCGTCCTTCCAACCGGCGACGGCGTTGACGAGCGCCGCGCGCACCTCGGTGTGACCGATCCAGCCAGCGCCAACCATGGTGCCAAGCTTGAAGGCGCCGTCGTTCAGCGCGTTGTTCCGACCGCCGGGCGGAGTGCCGGCGATGGCGTTGCATTCGGCATCCAGCCCGGCCTGCGCATACGCCTCCTCGCGGCCCGTGACCGCGCCGGGCTGAACAGCTGGCAGCGTCGGGGCGACCACGTCAGCGGGGCGTTTGCTGGTCAGGATCTCGGCCAGCCAGCCCGGCATCTCCGGCGCCGCGCTGATCTCCGGCCCTTCGAGCAACTCGTATCGGCCGACGTCCATCTCAGCGCCAGGCCCGATGACGTAGCCGCCGGCGCCGCGGATATCGATCCCGCATTGCGCTTTCGGCGGCAGGGCGCCGCGCCCATTGCCAAGACGCATTCCAGCGGGGCGGCGGAAATAGACATGCCAACCGCCGGACGGGGTCTGCACGATCGGCACCGTCTCGATGTCGAAGTCGTTCCCCACGCAGGCCGAGCGGAACCACTCAATGCCGTGCTGCTGACCAGCACCGTGCGGCGGATCGCAATCGACCACCAGGAACGGCGTCGCCTCAATCTTGATGCCGGGCGCCGCGTCGGGAAAGCGGCTCCACAGGCGCGCGACGTCGGCCGGCAGGGTGCTCGCCTGCGCCGCCCACATCACGCCAGGCTTCGGCCGCTTCCGCCCCTCGCCCGCAGGCTCGCAGGGGAAGACCGGAATGCCGGAGGCGGCGAGCGATTGCGCTGTTTCGAGGTTCGTCATGGCATCCTCAAAACGGCGCGGCATTGCTGTCGACCAGGCGCTTCAATTCGCGCCGGTATCCAGCAATTCCGACCTTCTGCGCCTGCGCCCAAACATCCGCCGGCACGTCAGCGAAGAGATGGCCATAGCCGGCCTCGTCGAGGAACTGGCCCATTGCGTTGCCGCAGCCCTGAATGGCGGCCTCGGCCTCAAGGCGGGTGAACTCGTCCTGCTTCATGGTGCCGGCCCTATCAGCGATTTCGAGGCACTCCGGGTCGTCGCAGACCCAGAGCAGGCGACCAGACCGGAGGACGGCCAGGCCCTTGTCGATGCGCCGGCAAATGGCGCACAGCCCTTGGTTCGACACGTCGATCGGCATCACGACGCCTCGCGATAGACGAGGCGGGCGTGCCTGCCACACCAGGAGCCGACTTCAGCCGGGTGCCCGCAGCAGGTCGCGAGACCGTCGGCGCCACGCTCACCGTCCAGCCAGGCGCAGGTCCCGGCGCGATCGACAAAGCGGATGCGTAGGCTTTCGGCCTGCGCCGACGGTGTCGGCGGCACCACGGCTATCACGGTGGTCGGTGCCTTCCACTGCACCTTGGCTGGCTTCGGCACCCTTCGTGGTTTCGGCTGCGGAGCAGGCAAGGAGGAGCTTTGGAGCGACCGAATGCCGTTGCGATGCGCGACGCCGATGCTGGCGTTACGAGAGCAGCCGTAGAGCGCGCCGATCTCGGAGTGGCTGAGACCATCCGCCACCCCGGAGCGCACGGCGCTGGCACGTTCGCGGGCCGTCATTCTCTGCCAGAGCGTCATTCGGCAGCCTCCAGTTTGAAGCCGCTACCGACCGGCAGGGCGTGGCGCTTCATTTCTTTGCATATGCAAAAAGATTGACTGATGATCTTTTTGCATCTACATTTCCGCTCGCTAGAGCGCAGGGTGTGGTGATGTTCGAGTGGGACGAGACGAAACGGCAGGCGAACAGCGCCAAGCACGGCGTCGATTTCGCCGCAGTCGTCGGCTTCGAGTTCGAGACCGCTCTGATTTCCGTCGACGACCGCCGCGACTATGGTGAAGTCCGCTACGTCGCTTTGGGCTTCATCGGCGAACGGATCCACGCCGTGACCTACACACAGCGCGGCGACAACGTCCGCGTCATCAGCCTGCGCAAGGCAAATGCGAGGGAGATCAAGCGCTATGTCGACGCTATCTGAACGGGACAAGGCACGGGCCCGTGCCAAGGCCGCGCTCGCGGCGATGACACCCGCCGAGGACGCTGCCATCACAGCGGCGGCGGCGAGCGATCCGGACAACCTCCCGCTGACCGACGCCCAGCTCAAGGCGATGCGCCCTGCGACTGAAGTCGTTCCTGATCTGGTGCGGCGAGCGCGTGGCCAGCGAGGGCCAGGCCGTCGACCGGTTAAGGTCCAGGTTGCGCTCAGGCTGGAACCGGACGTTGTCGCCAAGTGGCGCGCGACCGGCGACGGCTGGCAGACCCGAATGGGCGAGGTGCTGAAACGGGCGGTGGAAGGCTGACGGATCATTCCGCGGCCTCCCGCGTGCGCACCGGCGGCATCTTGCAGCCGAGGATCTCCCACCACCGGCCTGATCGGCGAGCGGTGATCGCGAGCGGCTGCGTCAGTTCGTCCCAGCGTGCGAGAGCCTCGGCCACGGTGCGCGGTGCCGGCATCATGCCGCCGTGCTTCGACCACCACCGCTGCGCCTTCTGGCCCGGGAAACCGCCGTGCTCGAGCAACACCCATTCCGGGATGGCCTGCAGGCCCGCCATATACTCGACGCGCAAGCTGTCGGGCGCTCCAGGCTTCGTATGCCGGCGCGCGGACCACAAAAGCACCGGGATCTCTTCCGCCGCGGTCCTCTCGGTCGACAGGATCGGGATCGCCTCGGCCTGAGCCTGATGCTTGGGCTTCAACGGCGCCGGGAAAACGTGCTCGCAGTGGGGGCAGATCCGCGCGTTCACCGCGATCAAGCTTTCGCAGGAGGGGCACTTTTTTGCCCGCTCGCTGTCGACTGTGACCTTGGCCTCGGCTTCGCTCGAGCCCTCACCCTTCTCGCGCTTCGGCTTGATCTCGATGGTGTCGACGGGGCCGTGCCGGCGGACGTTGCCGGCGAAATCGAGAACCAGGCAGTTGGCCTTCCCGACGGCGAGGCGGGTGCCGCGTCCGACAATCTGGACATAGAGGCCAGTCGAGAGCGTCGGGCGCAGCATGGCGACGAGGTCGACGGCGGGGGCATCGAAGCCAGTCGTGAGAACCTGAGCGTTCGTCAGGCAACGAATCCGCCCTTCCTTGAACGCTCGGATTATGCCCGCCCGCTCCTGCGCGGGAGTCTCACCGGTGATCGTCTCGGCGGAGACGCCGAGCCCACGAAGTGCATCGCGGACGTTGAAGGCGTGTTTGATGCCGGTGCAGAACACCAGCCACGACCGGCGATCGGCGCCGAACTCGGTGATCTCGCGCGCTGCGGATTGCGTGAGGTGGTCAAGATCGGCGGCAGCCTCGAGCGCGCCGGCGACGAACTCGCCACCACGCCGAGCCACGCCAGAAACATCGATCTCGGTCGCCGATGCCTTGCTGATCAACGGCGAGAGGTAGCCGTCGCTGATCGCTGGCCCGATGCCGTAGGAATAGACCGTCTCGTCGAACAGCGCGCCGTCGCCCTGATCGAGCCGGCCACTGTCGAGGCGATAGGGCGTTGCGGTGAACCCGACGACGCGCATCTCCGGATCCATGTCGCGCAGCCGCATGAGCAGCTCGCGATACATGCCGCCGCCCGCCAGCGGTATCAGGTGCGCCTCGTCGACGAAGACGACCTGACGTGGCCCGAGCATGGCCGCCTTCTTGTAGACGCTCTGGATCGAGGCGAACGTGATCCGGTGGTAAGCGTCACGTCGGCCGAGACCCGCCGAGTAGATGCCGGCGGGTGCGTCCGGCCACACCCGCCGGAGCGCCAGGTAGTTCTGTTCGACGAGCTCGCGGACGTGGACGAGCATCAACACCCGCAGGCTGGGGTACTGGCAGACCTGTCGCGCGAGATCGGCGATCACGACGGACTTGCCGGTGCCCGTCGCCATCTCGACCAGGGGATTGCCTCCGCCGGAGCCCCAGAAGTCGAAGACGGCATTGATCGCGTCCTGCTGATAGGGCCGAAGCGAGGTCATGCCGCCACCTCGATCTGGCCCATGGCGATCAGCATCTTCCGATGGATCGCGCGCGTCCGGGCGACGTCGTCAGCGCAGTACTGGGCGATCTTCTCGAACTCTCCGGCGGCCCAGCGATCGGCCACTTCGGCGCCGCTGATGCCGTTTCCCTTGCCGTCGAGGCCGAGCGCGGCGCACAGCCGGTCCATGCTGATGCTGTCGCGCGCGCCGGCCCACATCGCCATCGTGTCGTGGACGGCCTCCGACCAAGGCTTCGGGTCGCGCGGAAACCAGGGCGGCATCACGACGCCGAGCGCGAAGGCCCGTTGCCAGAGGAACCGAATGTCGAAGGCGGCGACGTTGTGCCCGACGATCACCGGAGCGGCGTAGTGGCTGCGCGCCTTGGCGATGGCGTCGAACGCGCCGCGCATCATCGCGGCCTCATCCCGCACCTTGTCGATGATGAGTGCCTCGGGGTTGGCTTCGCCTACCGCCCAGCCGATGCAGCAGACGTGCCCGAGCCCGCCGTCGAACGACGTCTCAGCCACCGCCTTCTTGACCGCGAGGGGCTTCGTTTCGGCTTCCCACTTCGCGATGGTCTCGGCCTTGGAGATGTTGCCGGGCGGCTGAACGCCGGCGGCGATCTTCTCGCGGATCGCGCCGTCCTGTGTCGGCAGAGTCTCGATATCGAGATAGATGAACTCAGCCATTGACGGTGCCCTCCTCGATCAAGGGGAGGGCGTTTACCGGCGGCACGAACTTCTTGCGGAATCCGCCGTACATCGGCTCCAGGCCGAAGGCATCGGCAAGGTAGGTCAGCATGTCGCTGGGCGTGGTGAAGGCTGCAAATACGGTGCCGTGGGTGTCGTACTGAATGATGGCCCCGCCGGTTGCGAGGAACTGCAGCCGGAAGCGTTTGGGCAAGGTGGTATCGATCATCGTCACGGTCCTCGTGCGACGTCCATCAGGACAGACAGGGGGAACTGGCCGGCGTCAGTCCGCCGGCCGAGGGATCACGCTCGCTTCGTCCAGGGTCGATTATCGCCGGAAGCTGCCGGCCGCTGGCTGGATGCCGAACGCGTCGGAGGCGTCTCTGCACGCGCCTCGGGTTCCGCGTGCCGCTGGGGCTCCTGCCGCCGCGGTGTGCTCGTCGAGCCGATGCGCTTGACCGTCGCGACCTCATTCTTCGAGGGGAAGTCGCCCTGCGCCGGCGACACCTTCAGGCGCACTAGACACGGCTTGAAGTGCAGGTCGTCGGTGTCGGTCAGACGCGTCACACCGGTGGAATAGGCGACTTCGTCGAGCTGTTTCCGCCCGATCTCCTGCGCCTTCGGACTGTCGTTGAGGTAGTTGATGTTCTGCCAGAACTGGCGACGCTCAAACGGACCGTCGATAACCTCCCAGGTAAGCGCCAGGATCTTGCCGGTGTGATTGCGTGTGTCCTTGATCTCCGACGCGATAACCTGGGCGACATAGTCGCCCGCAGGCAGCGGATCGAAGTTGCTGACCGGCTCCTCGGTCGGTGCATCGTAGTCAAATCCCAGATCAGCCATTTTCGCCTCCCTCACGCCGCCTTGGCATTCTTCTTGGTGGGTTCGGCCGTGCCGCCGGAAGGCAGATACTTTGCCAGCTCCGCATACCCGGCGCCGCGCTGGTAGAGTACCTTGTCGGGCATCCCGTAGCGGTTCTTGGCGATGAAGGCCGGCCGGCCGCTGGTGTGGATGAAGACGCTGTTGCCGCCGTCGGCGCGCGCCCGCTCTTTGTTGAAGCCCTGGTCTTCCTTCTGGACGGTGACGGGCTTCTTGAGCAGCAGGATCGCATCCATGTCGCGCTCGATCATGCCGACGGACTTGCTGTGCAGGTCGAGCTCGTAGCGGTCGTAGCTCACCGTTTCCGGGTCGTCGAAGCGTTCGACGGTCGAGTGGGCGATCAGCACGACCGCCATTCCGCGATCACGGCGAAGGGCGTTCACGCCGTCTAGGAACTCCTGCCAGACGCGCTGAGCGTAGACGTAGCCCTTGCCGTAGCCGAAATCCTCGATGTTGGACTTCGCGTTGCCTTTCTCGTCGCCGCGAGCACAGGTCTCGGCGAACACCAGGCGCTGCAGTTCGGTGACGCTGTCGACCACGATCGTCTTGAACTCGTGCTCATCGCTGTAGAGCGAACCGACCGCGTCCATCACGTCATTGAAGCCGACGAGGTCCGACCGACCCCAGCCGGAGATCTCGACGTCGCCAGGTGTGCCGTCCTCGATCTGCAGGAAGATCGGCGAGGGGAACTCGCTCGCCAGAGTCGTCTTGCCGATGCCCGGAGAGCCGTAGACCAGGATCCGGGGCGGCTGGTCAGCCGACATCCGCTTCAGGTTGGACAGGGAAATCATCGAAATCCTCGTTCGGCGTTTTGAGGAACCACCCGCCATGCGCGCCGTCGCCAGCCAGGTGAAAAGTGAAGTCGAGCGAGGCGGCCGGGATGATCATGACGCGCGCCATTCGGTTCGCCGGCGGCGCCCAGGCGGCGCAGAAGCCGACGACGAAACGGTCGTCCTCGATCACGCCCTGGCTCACCAAGAGGTCGAAGAGCGCTTTGATCCGGTTGTCGATGTCGCTCGCGGTGCCGGCCTGTTCCGCCGACACGACGACGAGGACGCGCCCTTTGATCGCGCCAGGTCGCTGCGAGCGCAGCACCCAGCCAGCGTGGCCGAGCCAGTCGAGATAAGCCTTGCTCTTCACCCGTCCGACGCCGCGCACATTGCGGAACATCGCGTTCACGCTCGGCGGGATCGGGAGGGTCAGTTCGATGGAGGGCGAGGCGGGAGGCGCCCCGCCCTCCTGCCGCGCCGGACAGCCCCCGCTGGTCCGGAACTCGGTCATGTTGGTTTTCTCAGCCTGCGCTGCTGGATTGGTCCGCGACCTGATGGTCGGCGATGAACGTCTCGACGCGCTCAAGGGTGGCGAGCGTGATCGAACGTCCCGCGCGAAGCCGCGGAACGAGCTTGCCGTCGTTCACGGCGATTCGGCCGAACGTCGTTTCGGCGATGCCGCAGGTCAGGCAGTGCTGCTTGATGCGAGTGAGGAGCGCGTCGGTCTTGGTCATGGGGACTACATAATGGGGAACACCCCCTTGCGTCAATGGGGAATTACCCACAAGACTTTTGCTCCTTCAATGGGCAAAATCCCACCATGACAAACTCTTGGAAAACGCGCCTTCAGCACCTGATCGACGAGCGCTACAGCGGCAACAAGAAAGCCGCCAGCCTCGCCGTCGGATTCAACGAAACCTACTTCCGTGACGTTCTCTCGCGCGGTCAGGTGCCGAGCAGTGAGCGAATGCAGCGCATCGCCAACCATTTCGGGCGAAGCGTCGAATGGATCATGCGCGACGAGCCGAGCGTCATATCCATTGAGGATGCAGAGCGGGTAACGACCGGGCCAGTCGACCTTCAGGCCTATGAGGGTGGCGGCTACTACAGACCGCGGCTTGCTGGCGCGGCGCCGGAGATCGATGCGGAAGCCGGGGCCGGGCAAGGTGTGGTCGGAGACGTGGTGCCAATCCATTCAGGCGGTATCGTCTCCGGCCATCGCGTAACTCAGGAATGGGTCATTCCCAAATCGGAGTTGGGTGCAGATCCTCAGCAGGTCGTTGTTCTGCCCGTGCGAGGCACCTCGATGCTGCCAGCGCTCGCGCCGGGGGACCGCGTAATGGTGGACACGCAGACCACCTCCATCAAGGCAGGCGAGATCTATATGCTCGACGAGGGGGACGGCCCAATTGTGAAGCGCCTCCGTGTCGTTCGCGACGAGGAGCCTATTCAGATCGAGATCATCTCGGAGAACCCATCTGTGGCGCCATACCGTCGGCCTCACGACAGAGTGCGCGTCATTGGGCAGGTGATCGGCCGATGGTCCCGGCTTCGGTAGCAAAGGGGGTAAACCCCAACATCATATTGACAGTGGGGAATTACCCACTATCCTGACACGGCAAATCGGCGCCAGCTGGTGGCGCTGTGTCAGGGGAATATCCCAGAATGAATGATGAAGTAGTGGGACCGCAGTTCGCGGTTGCTCCCGCTCGTTCAGCAGCCCTGCCGCTCTACCCGAAGGAGGCCCAGATCGCCGAGGCGGTCTTGGGACCAGGGCGGCGCGCGCTGAACGAATGGAACGCGCTTGCCGTGACGTGGGCGCGCTATGGCCTCCCTCAACCCGATCCTCTTGTCGGCCGGCGCTACTGGCCCGCGGTGCGGGCGTGGCTCGACAGCCGCGCCGGCCTGCGCGACTCTGCTGTGCCGGCTATTGCCGACGGAAAGGAGAATTGGAATGCCACAGCAAAGCGACGCGCCCGGGCTTAAGAGCCTGAAGCGCAAGAGCGGGAGGGTCGACCACTACTGGGTCGCGCCACCCGCGATGGTCAAACGCGGGTACACCCCGAAAACAGTGAGGTTGCACTACGACGACACGGAGAGCGATCGGGCCGAGATGGTGGCGCAGTGCCTCCGGCTTCAGGCGCAGATGCTCGACTGGGCGGCCGGCGGCCACGCTAGGCCGATGCTGAGCCCACAGGGGACGGTGGCCTGGCTCGTCGACATGTACCAGACCGACGAGGAATCGCCGTACCGTGAGGTCCGCGAGGCTACTCGGCGCACATACGACAGCTACCTCAAGAAGCTGAAGGCGACCGTCGGAGACCGCCGTATCGACGCGGTGAACGGGCGGGACGTCCGACGCTGGTACAAGGCCTGGCGCCACCCGGAAGGGCCTCTAGGGCCTGATTACGGGCGGACGGCCTACGGCTGCATCCAGCTGCTCCGCATCGTGGTGAAGTTCGGCGGGGAGTTGCGAGACAACGCGTGCCTGCAGCTGACGCAGATCCTGTCGGATATGGAGTTCGAGAATCCATCGAAGCGGCGGCAACGCATGAGCTTCGGCCAGGTGACGGCATTCCGGGCGAAGGCTCGCGAATTGGGCTTCCCGAGCATGGCTCGCGCGATCGCCATCCAGTTCGCCGCGATGTTGCGGCAGAAGGATGTGATCGGGGAGTGGGTCCGGGAGGACGGTAAGCCGGTCGCCGGTGGCATCAGCTACCACGGCAAGCGGTGGCAGTGGGGGCTGCTCTGGGGCGAGCACCTGTCGCGGGATCTCGTCCTGCGAAAGCCAACGTCCAAATCGAATGGCAACGAGATCTCCGAGCACGACCTGTCGCTGTTCGCCGATGTCGTCGCCGAGCTGGCCGATGCCGACATGGTGGGGCCGGTGATCAAGGACGAATCAACCGGGCGTCCGTATTCGACCCGACACTTCGCCGACCGCTTTCGGCTGATTGCGCGGGCCGCAGGAATCCCCGACGACGTGTGGAACATGGATTCCCGCGCCGGCGCGGTGACGGAAGCCTACGACGCCGGGGCGACCCCGGTGGACGTCATGAAGTCTGCGACCCACACGCAGCTGCGGACGTCGAAGCATTACGATCGCTCTGGATTGGAGAAATCCACGCGGGTTGCCGAGCTGCGTTTGGCGCGCCGGAACAGCCGCTGA